ACTCCATGCTGGACGCCTGCGGCGTGGAACGTCCTGAATCATTGGGGAACGTTTGCCGGGGTATCTGGGGGAATAGCTTTGACCAAAAACCCATGCTCAGGAGGGAATCGCTTTAGCGAAGGAAACGCGGAGGCGTCGAATGCGCCGGGCCGTGGCGGGTGGGTTGTTCGGATCAGGGAACTGGTTGCACCAGTCAATTGCCTCTTGTGCCAGGGCCATGATTTCCAAAGGCGAGTGGCCGGCAGGAATCGCAAAAGTGATAGTGCCGCCAGCTTCGGCAGTGGAAATCAGGATTTTTCCGTTTTGAAGTTCGTCACTGAAAATTGCATTGCGGATTTCAGCCAGAACCTGAGTGAGCGATTTGCTGGTTTGTGTTCCGACTGCCCGCGCGCTCTCGACGAAACTGCGAATGAAAAGAATCCGGTCGGGTGCCATGTCACTTAACGCGACACGTCAAGAAATAGGGTGTTTACCCCGCTTTGCGGCCTCGCTGGTATTTTAGAGGCTCGGTTACTTTATATGAGACGAATACCTCCTGACATAACCCGGCATCAGGCAAGGCAACTCAAATCTGCCATGCGAAGGCTTAGAAACGAGTTGGAGAAAACCCAATGGTGGAAGGAACGGGCCGATAAAGCCGAACAGGAATTGATTAAGGAGTGGCGGGAAGCAGAAGCGAGGGTATGCCGCCTTAATTGAGCGCCTTGGCAGCACGGGCCTGCACCATTCTGGTTATGACCGCCGCTATCAGGATCATCAGTTCACAGTCGCGCAAATGGTTGTCGCGCCTGACCTGTTTCCAGAAATAACTGATGCGGCCCTTGGTGTCCTCTTTTTCTTCCCGGCGCTCTGCGGTGGCTTGTTTCAGATAATCGCTGCCGATTTTTTGCGGAAGTGTCCAATCCCCGATCAGCCCCATCATCATTTCCGTGAGCATGTCCTTGGCGGCATTGTTCGACCAACGGAACAGGGGAATGGGCTTCGTTCGCCCGGCCATGTGGGTGCCGTAATGCGGGTCAGCCCAATTGCGCGTCCAGATTTGGCGGAAGGCTTTGCGTGTGCGCGGGTCGGTGCGAAGAAAGAAATCCGCGTCGTCGCCTTTGAACGCTTTCCAGCCGGTCGCCAGGCAGAAGCGATAAACTTCGGATGCCTTGAACGCCGCATCCATCATGCTGTTTCCGGTTTTGACCCGGTGCAGCCGACGAATTTCTTCCAGTTCCTCTTTGGTGTTGCAGCGACCATAGGCAATCAGCCGACTTTTGCCGAACAACCCGAACGCCCGAATGACCCACCAGTAATGTTCACCACCGGCTTCCTGCTTGTCTGCCGCCATGAAGCGGACGCGCTCCTCCGCCCAGGCATCACCAAATTCGTAGTCCGCTTTGCGAAGGTCGAGGAAATCATAATCATCAATCTCTCCAAGCTGGTCGTCCCACGGTTCGCCCAAAGTCTCGTTGATGAAAGTTTTGAGCGGTTCCAGATCGCCAGTGCGGGCCGCTGACCGGGCCTGAATGAATTCCTCAACAATGCCGCGCCACGAAACCCACGGCGGCAGCAAAGCGTTCCAATGAAAACTGACGCGATGCCGGGGCGCTTTCGGGTTCATCCGAATGAACCGGCCATTGCGGGCAATGGCTTTCCGTTCGACCGGCACGTCTTTGATCAGGTGTCCGCAAGCGACACACTGATAACGAATCCATTCCGCCAGCAAATCGAAGTTCCATTTCCCGCGTTCGTCTTTTGCGCCGGGGACTTCGTTGAATTTGCAAACCTTGCCGGTGTCTGGATGGACGCCTTTGAGTTGCTCGAATTTGAGCGTTTGGAGTTGGCTGCAACCGGGGCAGGGGAAATGAAATATGCGTTGATCGCCCGCGAGAAAGGCGCGATGAACCGCATCGTTCTTTTTGTCGGGTGTGGAAATGAGAACGCGGCGGGAGTTCCAAAACGCCCGGGTTCGTTTCAGCACGGTGTCCAATGCGCCGGGTGGATAATTTCTGACTTCATCCAGAAAGAGCCAGCGGATCGGTTTGGATTGCAGCTTGGAAGGGGAACCAGCGCCGGTGAAATAGAACGGCATCGAGGCGAAGGTGAATTCGTACGCCTCCGGCGAAATCATCAGGTCCGCAACCGGCTTGCAGCCTTCAAAAGTCGGCTTCACCCGGTCCCGCACGAAAGTTTTGGCTTCGTCTTTCGCGGCCATGACCCACATGGCCGGGCCGGGGTCTTCGGAAATCGCCCAGCACGAACAATTGAGAAGTGTCTGCGTCTTGCTCGACTGCGCGGAACACATCACCGAGATGTCCGTCACGCGATTATCGGGAAAGACTTCCATCAATTCCTTGACCCACGGCGAGGAATCCGAACGCCAGCGCCCTGGCATCGGTGAAGTGTTGTCAACGACGACGTGATCTTCACACCACGCCCACGGCTTGCGGCGGTCAGGAGGCCGGACTGCCGACTTGAATCCCTTACTCAGTGGATTCATCTGTGGCCTTCCAGTTTGCAAAGGAGTCGGTCAGCAAATGAAGCTGTTGAAGAATCTCGTCTTCGAGTTCCTTTAGCCGCGCCTCCGCTTCCGCAACCGAGACGCCCACCACCGAAGGAGCGCAAAGGTGAACGGCGGAAACCACTTTGCGGATCGCAGTGCCGAGTTCGCCGCCCCATTTCTCAACTTCACAAGCAGGCACATATTCCCGTCGCAAGAGTGCGATTTGGAATTCGAGCTTTTGATTTTGAAGCAGGACTTGCCGCGCTTTGAGTTGCGACTGGCTCAGGCCGTCGCCGCCACTCTCTGTTCCTTGCCGGGCGAGCTTGAAAGCCCGCCATGCGGGAAGATGGTAACGACCGTCGGGCCGCACGCCGGGATTGCCTTCAACTTTTCGCCAGCGTTGAACTGTCCTGCGGTCAACGTCGAGAATGCTGGCGAGTTCGACGGCATTTTGCGCGAACTCAACTGAGGAAAGATTTTCACCGGCCAAGGCGGATTGCAGGAGATTGCGTTCCGCAACCGAAAGGGTTTTTCCCTGCTGAACCTTTTTGGCTAAGTTACGAAGGTCGGCCTTTAGAAGAATCTCCGCCTGTTCCGAAGTCAGTTTAACAGCCTGTTTATGTTCGTTCTCCGCGCCGTTTTTCGGTTCCATCTAAAAGACGCGGAACGTAAAGGTTTGCCACAATTTTACTTTCTGGACAGGTTTTGGTATAATTCTTTTGAATAAACCCATAAAAGGAAAATTATGAATGACCCGAAGGAAAAGGCCCGCGAGGATAAGGAGACAGATAACTACGATCCACCGGATACTTGCGGATTCTGGACAGTGCATTCTGATGAAACCAAAAAGCGATTGAGTCAGGAACGTGAGGACTACGAAAAAGAGTTTAACAGCGAAGACTAATACTCGTTTTCATACACAAGCTGGTGACGAAAGCCACCAGCTTTTTGCCGCATTAGGGATGCGTATGTTTTTGTTGTAACCACTCGAAGTTGGAGAAATAAATCCCGCCGATTTCCTTCCACTCGCCGTAGCGCACAGTTTCACTGGCGGAGAAGTAAACCCATCGTGACTGGCCGCATTTGCTGAGAAACTTGTGGCCGTGGAAAAGACAGAGCCACGCGGCGGCGCGCGTGTCGCTCATCGGACCAACCGGGGGACTCTGGCCTTTTTCCCACGCACGTTGAACGGCCTCATTCCAGTTTTTCCAAGTGCCATTCTGAAACAGGACCGCACCGGCCCGGCCTGATGAGGCCAGACCTGCTGTGCGGGTAATGGGAAACGGATGCCGTAAGTCCGAACATTTGCCGCCCACAGTGGCGATGCGGAAGTGAATGACGATTTCACCTTTGAGCCGTTGAGCGAGCCGATGGATTTCTTCAACGTCGTTCGTCTTTAGCCATTCGACTGTTCCGTTGCTGCGCCACGCAATACCGGCACCGTGAGGATTTTTCTTCGCGCAGAGTTCAAGCGTCTCCGGCGATGGGCGCACCTCCGGCGGACATATTAAAACAACACACATAAGTCAGCGAAAAGTTGAGGGGTTAGAGATTGGCGGCGGGAAAGCGTTGCTCGAACGCTTCTGCCATTTTGAGCGCGGCTTTGCGGTAACTGCCGAACTCAGAGTGAAGGGGGCCGAATAATCCAAGCGCACAATCCCGGCCCGGCACAGAGTCAACCCAGCCGAGCACGCGCCACATCCGGCGCACCGCTTCTACCGCCGAATTGACATTGGAATGTTTGCGGGTGGCTTTGCGGTCGAATCGTCCGAAGGTCTGCACCGTCGCGGCCCGGCGCATCAAACCCAGGGCGGTTGCCAAGTGGTGCAGGATTCGCGCTTCGTCGAGTGTTCCGGCAAAGGCGCGGAATTCAATCGCACTGTCCTCGCCCCGGAACGCTTTGAGAAAGTTCACGATGCGTTTCCTTCCGCACCGTTGCGCCAGAGCGAGAGCTTTGGCCGCGTCACATCGCTTCATCTGTCGCACAAGCTGTTCGACTTCGAGAGTAAACGTGGCCGAATAATCGTTCAGGTGACGGTCTGTTCCGGTCTGCGCGTAAATCGCCCAAGCGTTGTGCTGCGTTATGTGCGCGAGCTTCTGGACGAATTCTGCAACCGCTGCTGTCTCCGTGGTTCCGATTACCGAGCGAATGCCGACTGTGACGTGGAGGCCGCAGGAGGAATTGATTTTGGCACCGATGCGAATTGCAAACCGGATGAACTCGCGCAACTTTTCCAGTCCTTCCTCGCCGCAGAGAACCGGCGAGACAAACTCGCACCGCTGATAACGTGGCTGGCCGACGATGGAGCTATCATTTTCAGCCCGCCAGTAATTGTCTCTGAAAGACGGAGCGACAATGGGCTGGCGGGTTTCAGCGTCTATGCCGGAATGAACCGGACGACCGACGTGATAAGTGCCGATTGAAATTTCCGCCGAGACTGGCACGATGGTTTCGATCTCAACCCCGAACTGAATGTTTTGCGCGAGGTTGTCTTGTGGTTTTGTAACTTTCATACATTGGAAAAGCTGAGGATTTTACTGTTCGAGTTCTGCTTGGCAGTTGAAACCGATTGGCCCGTTGGAACGGAGACGCGGCCTTTCCTTGTGCTGTTGTTTCGCATCCAAAACTTTCGCAATTTCAGCGAGCAACACTGGTTCAGTCATGCGCCAGTTCTTCGGATTATCGTCCGCGCTGGCGGCGTAGATGGAATTCAGGCAGATGTTCAGAATGTCACCGCCCGAAAGTCCTTTGGACGCTTTGGCGAGTTCCGACAAGTCAGCCTCGACTCGGCGCAGGTTGGGCAAATGAAGTTCAAACAAGCGGCGGCGCATGGCCCGATTCGGCAACTCGAACTTGATGTGCTTGGCAATGCGGCGAAGTAGCGCCGGGTCGTAATTGCCAAACAGGTTCGTGGTCATAATCACCACGCCGTTGAAACGGTCGAGGCATTGCATGAGCACATTCCGGTTCTGATTGATGGAAGTGGCGCAGGACTCATTCATGTCCACGCGCTTGCTCAGGAGTGAATCGGCTTCATCGAAGAACAGCACCGCGTCCAGTTCAGCGGCGCGTTTGAATGCCTGAGTAATATGTTTCGCGGTATCGCCGAGATACTTGGAAATGATCGTGGAGTAATCCACCTGATACATCCGCTTGCCCAACCGCCACGCGATTGCCAGAGCAGCGCGGGTTTTGCCGGTGCCGGGGTCGCCGTAGAAGTTCAGGATGCAACGTCCCTCCTGCGGCTGGATTTTGCCGATGTTCCAGACCCGTTCCATATCGGCGCGGCGTTCAATGGCGCGGAGGCCCGCCAGCAGGTCAACCTTGGCCGCTTCGTGAAGCACGAGCATTTCCAGTTCGTGCCGGGGTTCGGGCGTGACCAGCGTGCCGACTTCGATTTCGCCTTGTTGAAGCTGGCGGTCGCGGCGGCGCGGGTTGCGGTGATCGGCTGCTATGGCCGCATCGGGCGGCGGCAGCATTTGTTCACTGTCATTTGAGTCATCATTATATCGCATAAGTTTTTTGGTTTAGAATTTTCGTTTCGGGGTTTCGGAGGCGGGTTCGACTGATTCGACATACACGTCTCCATCAATGGGGTTCCAATCGTTTACTTCGTCCGACTGGATTTCGTCGGCCTTGGCTTGCGCGTCTTCAATGGAGTCAGCTTCGATCACAACCTTGGCGCGGCTGCTTTGAGTGAACGTAAGGATTGCTTCGTATTTCATGGGATTACTTGTTCGGGGTTTTGCGAGAGGTCACAGTCCAATCGAATTCACCGGCTTCTCTCGGTTTGAGCGCGACGAATTCGTCCTGAAAGAAGTCCTGCTTGGTTTTGCCTTTCGTGCGGCCCTTCTGCGTATGCACGTCAAAGGTGTATTCCGGCAGTTTTACATTCTCGGGATTATCGCGAGCTTCCACGATTGCTTTGAGCAGCTTTTTCGCATCGAGCATCTCGCGGTCGTAGATGAAGTTTTGCAGGTGGTCGGCGTCGCGATTCTTGCGCGACTGGCAGAGCACAATCACCGCTTTGGAAATGAAGATGCGCGAGCGTGGCTTTTTCGCGCCCTGATTGAGCAGCACGAAACTTTCGTGCAGCGATTTCACTTCCTGAGTGATGATGCCGGCGCAATCCTCCGCGCTGATGGTGAGCAATCGTTTCCAGCAATAACCGCCGAAACCGCTCTCGAACATTTCAATGGCCATGTAACCGGCCAGTGCGGTATCAGCCCGGCGAATTGCTTTCTGTAAACAACTGGCGACTTCAAACAGGTTGTAGCCGCGTTTGGTATGCAGTCTCATTGAGCACCTCCCTGAAACGCGAAGTAGTTGTAGATTGCGTGAACGGGTGTGCCGTATGAAACCGGCAGCGGTTTTGGAAAAACAATCCGTTCAAGGGCATTGACGATGTGATGGCCTGTCCAACCGAAGTCCCGGCCACGATTGCTGCCGTCGTCGTGGTGAATGGTGACGACGCGATTTTCTTTTACGGCCTTTTGATAATCCAGAGTGCTGAGGGTTTCAGCAGGGAAGGGCAGACCGCAGTGTTTAACCAGCGTGTTGAAGCGCACGGCTTTCATGCGCTTTCTTTTAGTGTTTGGTTCGTTCATTTGTTTTCTGCTAGTGGCTTGCCTTACGGGGGCTTGCCTTTTAGCTGGCTCCATTTTTCCAGCCGTCCCCCGCGAACGGGAACCCACCATCTGCGCGGAAAGGAAGTTTGAAGCCGGATTCATAAGCGAAGCCGGGCCGATTCAGAAAACTGCTATGCGGTCAGAGATCCACGGACTGTTTGCGGGTCACGTTCATCTTCACGCGGTCTTGTGACTGGTAAGTGTCTATCGTGATGTGGGCGCGCCACTTTTTTTGCAGATACCGCTTCTCGGCTTCGATGCGTTCGGGCGAACGGAACAGGGAATTGCCGCCGAGATTTTTGTCGCGCTGTTGGAGAAAGCAAAAACGAGACTCGTGCCAGAGGATTCGATTTTTCAGGAGTTCGCTAAGGCAGCAATCAATGTCGCATTTGAACTTGAGCAGTTCATCCCAACGAACTTCTTTGCCGACGACTCCCAGGACTCCGCCGCACCAATGCACGACCGAAACCGGATCGTTGCGTTGCAACATGCGCGGGTCAGGCCGCTGGTTCCAACCGAACAACCTGGCACCGGCACCCGCTGCGCAGTACGCGGTGTTCTCAACCATTGCCGCAGTTTCTTCGGGAGTGAGCAGCCGATTGCGGAGACCGCAAAGCGTGCGGCAGCCGGTCACATCGTCGTCATACATCATCACCACATCTTCGGTGAAGCGTTGCACAATCCAATTGCGGACGGCACTAACACCGATGCGTTCCGGTGGAATGGGAACAATTTCCAGGGCGAGCGGACGGTAGGCTTCGACTTCGTTTTCCGGGACCACCAGCGTTGCCTGTGGCACGAGCTTATGCGTTGTGACTCGACTGCTCCGGCCTCGCGACATTATCACGTGCCGGATCGTCAAGCCGTTCAAGTAATCTTTTTCCATTGATGACTCGGCCAATGCCGATTTTTTGAGTTTTGCGGCTGATGGAGAAATTGACTTTCGTGACTTGGAGCAGTTGCAGCACACGCAACCAATCGCGAATGTCGTGGAACATGAACATGAGATAATCGAAGTGCTCGAACGCCTGTAACTCCATTTGCGGAATCGTTTCGAGCTTTTCGGCTTCGTCCTCAATGCTGGTCAGCTTGGCGAGGTCTGCGTCGGTGAAGCCGGTCAGTTCAATATCGTGACCGGCAGCCTGCAATTCCTGCAACACCTTCACCAACTGCGCCTCGTCCATTTCCGAAAGTTCGGAGAGCCGGTTGTCCGCTATCATGTCGGCAATTTCGGCCTGCTCGCTTTCGTAATCCTGAAAGTCCACCGGCGCGGACTCGTAACCGAGCAGCAGTGCGGCATCCAGTCGCCCATGTCCCCTTGTCATCAGGCCACTGCGATTGGAAACCACGATGGATTGACGCCAGCCGTTACCTTCCAGCACGGCGGCAATCGCCGCTACCTGCGCGGCAGAATGCGTGTTCGGATTCTTAGGGTGCCGCCGCGTTTCCAATTCAGCGAGCGGCACCAACTTGTCATAAACGCAGTAAGTATTCATGGAACGACGGTAATTTTTGCGCCGCAGTAGCGAACATAGGGACAGTCACAAACGAGCATCCAGAAGATCGTCCGCGCCTCAGCGCGGCTGTCGCACTTCAATTCGAGCTTTTGTCCAGTGACGCAAAAAATTGTGAGGAGGATTTTCATCGGTTCGGTTTTGCATGAAATTTTCATGGGACATTCAAAAAAATCAGGACGGCAGATGAGTTGGGTGCTGCTGCCTGACCTGCCCAGCTTCAACATCATTAAAAGATTCCTTCACACGCGAAGGGGTTTCGTTATGAAACATTGCCACGGGCGGGGTAGTGGGTGAAGGGTCGGGACTCGAAAGGCTTGCTGTAAGCTGATTGTGTGCGTGCTTTGATGCTTTTAATCCTCGGTTCCATCCGTGGGCTTGGCCTCTGTTTTCAATGGTGAACTTTCGGCTGGCTGATGAGGCGAGCTTGCTGAGGCTTTGCTTGTCTATGCCTAAAGCGGTGGCAAGTGCGGTGAGTGATTTGCCTTCAAACAACTCCGGGTTCATTACCCAGGCGAGCGCAATGGTTCTCCGAC